CACGCGCCCGCCGCGCTATTCGCGCCCGCCCGCTAAGCCTTATTCTATATAGCTCTATGCAATTAATCGCCCGCTAAGCCTTATAGCTTGGGGCTACCTAGGGTTTACCCACCCCCCTAGGGCCTTGCGCCCGGCTGTTGTGGCTGGGGAGGTATCACGAACAATTTTTTTTCTATTAGCAGACGCGCCCCCAAGCTTTTTAATTTTTATTTTTTATTAAAAAGTGATAACATCCGAGTCATGTTCCAAAGCTTCCCCTACGAACCTCGCAAGCTCGAAGCCACCGAAGCGCGATTAGAGGCGATAATAAAAGCCGCTAAGCTCGGCCTTAAGGGTGACTCTTTAGCTTTAGCGGCTGGCATGACGCCAACCGAGTACCGCCAATTAGTGTTGTTTGATCCCATTGCTGAATACGCTGAACTCAAAGGGAGGGCAGAAGGTGAACGTGAAATGGCCGAAGTCTTGCATACTGCTGCAAAAGAAGGCGACACCAAGTCAGCCCTCGCCATCCTGCAACACCAACACGGCTGGGTCGCCAAACAACAACTCTCTATCGACGTTGATCAGCGCATCTCAATCACCGCTGCTCTCGAACAAGCGCAGTCAAGAGTCATTGACGCTCTTACAAGCCAAGAAGCAGAAGTTGTAGAGTACAAACCAATTAAACAAAAGAGTCTAAAAGCAGCCTAAATGCAAACTACCCGCTATTCCGCGCAAGATGAACAAGAACTCATGGCACGGTTGTGGAGTCCAGCTATTAAAGACAATCCACTAGCGTTCGTGATGTTTGCGTTCCCGTGGGGGCAAACTGGCACTCCGCTAGAACACTTCACTGGGCCACGCAAGTGGCAGCGCCAGGTCTTGCAAGACCTAGCCGATCACATCAAAGCGAACAATGGCAAGGTGGACTTTGATGTTATGCGCCTAGCGATAGCGTCTGGCCGTGGTATTGGCAAGTCGGCACTAGTCAGTTGGCTAGTCTTATGGATGATGACAACACGCATTGGCTCGACAGTCATTGTTAGTGCTAACTCAGAATCACAGCTTAGGTCAGTGACTTGGGCTGAGATCACTAAATGGTCGTCCATGTCAATCAACACCTACTGGTGGGAGATATCCGCAACCCGCGTCATGCCTGCCAAATGGCTCACTGAACTAGTTGAGCGTGACCTTAAGAAAGGCACACGCTACTGGAACTTGGAAGGCAGACTGTGGTCGGCTGAGAATCCGGACTCTTTCGCTGGAGTCCACAACTATGATGGCGTAATGGTGGTGTTTGATGAAGCATCGGGTATTGATGACTCCATCTGGGCTGTTACTTCAGGGTTCTTTACAGAGAACACACCCAATCGCTTTTGGTGTTGTTTCTCTAACCCACGGCGTAATACAGGCTATTTCTATGAAGCCATTGAAGGTAGCAAACGGGACTTTTGGCAATCTAGGCAGGTAGATGCTAGAGATGTAGAAGGCACCGACAAGAATGTCTATAACCAGATCATTGAAGAATACGGCCCTGATTCTTACCAAGCGCACGTTGAAGTCTATGGTTCGTTCCCATCGGAAGGTGACGATCAGTTCATCTCATCCACGCTAGTAGATGAAGCCATGAAACGGGACAAATGGCAGGATGACTCCGCGCCCATCGTAATGGGTGTTGATCCAGCCCGCTTTGGCTCAGACTCAACAGTTATTGCGGTGCGTCAAGGCAGGGACATCGTGGAGATACGCAAGTTCAAAGGCGACGATACGATGGTTGTGGTTGGTCATGTGATTGAAGCAATTGAGCAGTATGAACCAGCAATCGTGGCAATTGACGAAGGTGGGCTAGGCGCAGGCGTAGTAGATAGATTGAAAGAACAACGCTACAAGATCAGGGGTGTAAACTTTGCAAATAAATCACGCAACCCTATGATGTACGGCAACATGAGGGCGCAGATTTGGGGGCAGATGAAGGATTGGCTCAAATCTGCAAGCATCCCCAAAGAAAAAACGCTTAAGACTGATCTGATTAGCCCGCTGATGAAGCCTGACTCTAAGGGTGCCATTTACTTGGAAAGCAAAAAAGACATGAAGGCTAGAGGACTAGCGTCCCCTGACAGCGCCGATGCTATTGCACTAACTTTTGCGTTTCCTGTTGCACATCGGGAAAGTAAAGGTACAATCCGAAAATCAACGTATCAATCACAGGGCGCAGCCCTTAACTCATGGATGGGATCATAATGGCAACTAAACCTGGACTCTACGCAAATATTCACGCAAAAGCTGCTCGTATCAAGGCGGGTAGCGGCGAAAAAATGAGAAAGCCGGGGAGCGCAGGCGCGCCCACAGCTAAAGACTTTAAGCAATCAGTTAAAACTGCTAAAAAAGGTAAGTAAAATGTGGAACACTGTTTTAGCAATTTTTAACTTTGGCCGTAAAAAATCTAAACTTAAGGAGCAGCCATGCCTCTCAAAAAAAGCCCCAGCAAAGAAGCCTTCCGTCAAAACGTCCGCGCCGAAGTCAAAAGCGGCAAGCCCGTCAAGCAAGCGGTTGCCATTGCGTACAGCGTCAAGCGTGAAGCCTCGAAAGGCAAAAGCAAAAAATGAGTCTAAAACCTCTAAGTAATTGTGTTTTAATTCGTCAAGACACAGAAAAATTATCTGAGTTAATAGTTTTACCCCAAAATAAATTATTTAGCGGTATCATAGTGGCAATTGGTGAAGGCAAGAAAAATCCGAAAGGACATATTGAGCCTATGAACGTCAAAGAAGGCGACCATGTGCTATTCGGTGAATTTTCCGGGCAAAAGGTCACAGTCGATGGCGAGGAACTGCTTATGATGCGTGAGCCTGATGTGATCGGAATACTAAATGGCGTATGACCAAACTTCAATGAATATCGTCGGCAAAGTAGCCGACGTAGGCAGTAACCCTACTACTACTCCAAATGAGCAGTCTGATACGCTTGCAACAATGCGCCATCGCTTTCAAATGGCGATGTCGGCGTACTCTGAATCAAGAGAAGATGAACTAGATGATCTTCGTTTTATGGCTGGTTCGCCAGACAATCAATGGCAATGGCCTGCTGACGTATTGGCAACGCGTGGCTCTGTTCAAGGACAGACTATTAACGCAAGACCTTGCCTAACAATTAATAAATTACCGCAACACGTCAAACAAGTTACTAATGAGCAACGTCAGAATCGACCCTCTGGAAAAGTAATTCCTGCGGACGATAAAGGCGATATTGAAGTAGCAGAAATATTTGAGGGTATGGTTCGCCATATCGAGTATATGTCTGACGCCGATGTAGTCTATGACACTGCTTGCGAAAATCAAGTAACGTATGGCGAAGGTTATTTTCGCATTTTGACTGAGTTTTGCTACGATGATTCTTTTGATCAAGACATTCGTTTAGGTCGTATTCGTAACGCGTTTAGCGTTTACATGGATCCAATGATCCAAGACCCTGCTGGTTGCGACGCTGAATGGTGTTTTATTAGCCAAGATATTGAAAAAGACGAATATGAGCGTCAATATCCTGATGCGGCGCCCATTACATCCATTATGTCCCAAGGTGTAGGCGATGATTCCTTAAGCCAATGGTTAAACGAAAACACAATCCGTATTGTTGAGTATTTTTACTATACACATACCCCAACTAAGCTTAATTTGTACCCAGGCAACCAATCGTTTTACGATGGCAGCCCTGAAGATAAGCAAATGAAACAAATGGGCTTAAAACCCATCAAATCTCGCACTGTAGATGTAAAAAAAGTCATGTGGATGAAGTCCAATGGCTATGAAGTGTTGCAAGAACAAGAATGGGCAGGCAAATGGATACCTGTGATTCGTGTAATTGGCAATGAATTTGAAGTAGATGGCCGTATTTATGTGTCCGGCTTGGTAAGAAATGCCAAAGATGCACAGCGTATGTACAACTACTGGGTATCCCAAGAAGCTGAAATGCTTGCCTTGGCTCCAAAAGCACCGTTTATAGGTTATGGCGGTCAATTTGAAGGATATGAACAACAATGGAAAACTGCAAACACGACCAATTGGCCGTATTTGGAAGTTAATCCTGACGTTACTGATGGATTAGGTGCAACTTTGCCGCTTCCACAACGCGCTCCACCTCCTTTGGCACAAACTGGACTTATCCAAGCCAAAATGGGCGCGTCTGATGATATCAAGTCCACAACTGGACAGTATGACTCGAGCTTAGGTGCCACAAGCAACGAACGCTCGGGGAAAGCTATTCTTGCCCGCGAACGCCAAGGTGATGTAGGTACATTCCATTACGGCGACAACCTGACTAAAGCAATTCGCTTTGCAACCCGTCAGTTAATCGACTTGATTCCCAAAATTTACGATACCGAGCGTATTGCTCGTATAGTAGGCGTAGATGGTGAAGTATCAATGGTTAAATTAAACCCTGAGCAACCTGAACCAGTTAAGAAAATTGTTGACCAACAAGGTATTGTGATTGAAAAAGTCTACAACCCTAGCGTTGGTGTGTACGATGTGGTAGCTACTACAGGCCCAGGCTACATGACTAAACGTCAAGAAGCTATGGAAGCAATGGCTCAGATTTTGCAAGGCAATCCTCAGCTATGGGCTGTTGCAGGCGATTTATTTGTTAAGAATATGGATTGGCCTGGCGCGCAAGAGATGGCTAAACGCTTAGAAAAAACCATTGATCCAAAACTTATGTCCAATACAGACGAAGATCCTGCTTTGCAAGCTGCTCAACAGCAGATTCAAGCAATGGGTCAAGAAATGGAAGGTATGCACCAAATGTTGCAAAACGTGGGTAAATCCATTGAAATGCAAGAGTTGGAACGTAAAGACTTTGAAGCGCAAATCAAGCTATTTGATGCTGAAACTAAGCGTTTATCAGCTATTCAAGCATCTATGTCACCCGAACAAATCCAAGATATTGTTATGGGAACCGTGCATGGAATGATGGTTAACGGCGATCTTGTAACTGAAATGCAACGTGATACCGCAATGGATATGCAAGAAGAAGATCAAAAAGAGATGCAAATGGAACAACCTATGCAACCGCAAGGTCAACCAATGCCGCCTGAACAAATGCCACCACAAGGGACGCCACAATGAAATGTTCTGATTTTGTAGGAATTTTGTTCCTAGCCCGTGATGTAACCCATTCGGTTCATTTAAATACCCGTAGCTACGCAAAACATAAAGCTTTGCAAAAATTTTACGAGAGTATTATTGATTTGGCAGACTCCTTTGCCGAGGCATACCAGGGACGGCATGGTTTGATTGGCCCAATTAGCTTAATGTCAGCTAAAAAGACTAGTAATGTCATTGAGTTCTTAGAATCACAGCTTGCAGAGATTGAATCTGTGCGATACGATGTTGTCGATAAAAGTGATAGTTCAATGCAACAATTGATTGATAATATCATTGAGTTATATCTTTCAACCCTTTATAAACTTCGCTTTTTGGCGTAAGGAACTGACATGGCACTATATAAACAATTATCTGCTACTAACCAAGTAAAAATTGGTGGCGGCAAACTATACGGTATTTCTGTATCTTCTACTTCTAGTGGTACTCTTGTCATTTATGACAGCGCTACTGCAAGTACAAACGATCCAAAAATTGCTAATACAATTACTGTAACCGCAGGCACACAATACCTTAGCTTCCCCGCTGGAATTTGGTTTAGCAAAGGTTTATATATTGTTGCTGCAAATACTATAGAATTTACTGTAGTTTACGAGTAATATACGGATTAAATCGTACTGGTGCGATACACCAGGGTTTCTTAAGGAAACATCGAAATGGACGAAAGTCAAGAAGTAGTACCAGCGGAAGTATCCGCGCCAGAGCAGGTGGCAACGGCTGCACCTGAACCTGAAGTAACAGCGCCGGAAGCAGCAGAGCCAGCAGCAGAAGCACCCAAGACCTTCTCACAAGAAGAACTTGATGCCGCTATTGGTAAAAGACTTGCTAGAGAGCAACGTAAGTGGGAAAGAGAACAGGCAGCTAGAGCGACAGAAGCACAAGCTCGAAAAGCCCCAGTAGAAATCCCGCCGATTGAGCAGTTTAATTCGCCTGATGAATATGCTGAAGTTTTGGCAGAACGTAAGGCAGAAGAATTGCTTGCTAGGCGTGAACAAGCTAGGATGCAGTCTGAGATCATTGAGTCCTACCACGACAAAGAAGAAGATGCGCGGAATAAGTATGATGACTTTGAACAAGTCGCATATAACCCCAAGCTTCCAATCACTGACGCGATGGCTCAAACGATTCAAGCTTCAGAAGTTGGCCCCGATATGGCTTATTACCTAGGGTCTAATCCAAAAGAAGCCGAACGTATTTCTCGTTTATCACCACTCCAGCAGGCCAAAGAATTAGGGAAAATTGAGGCTAAATTAGCTGATAACCCAGTAGTAAAAAAGACTTCGAGCGCCCCAGCACCAATTGCTCCGATTACGGCGAGATCCACTGGATCTCCAGCAACAGACACAACGGATCCTCGTGCCATTAAAAGCATGACGACTTCAGAGTGGATTGAAGCTGATCGCCAACGTCAGATCAAGAAGTGGGAAGCGCAGAGAAACCGCTAACTATTTTTTAATTAGGACTTTATTATGTCAAATTCGATCTTAACCATCGACATGATTACAAGAAAAGCTCTCGAAATCCTCGAGAACAACCTTGTACTCACACGTAACGTAAACCGCCAGTATGACGATTCTTTCGCTGTTGAAGGCGCAAAAATTGGTTCTACTCTCCGTATCCGCTTACCAGACCGCGCTTTGGTAACTGACGGTGCCGCCTTGCAAGTTCAAGACGACAACGAACAGTACACAACTTTGACTGTAGCGTCACAAAAGCATATTGGTGTTAACTTCACCTCTGCTGAATTGACAATGCAGTTAGATGACTTTGCAGAGCGTGTTTTGAAACCACGTATCTCTCAGTTGGCTTCTTCTATTGATGCTGACGTAGCTAATAGCTACAAAGCAGTTTATAGCTCAGTTGGTACACCTGGCACAACTCCTTCTACTTCATTGGTGCTGTTACAAGCTCAACAGAAGTTGAACGAAAATGCTGCTGTTATGTCCCCACGTTACGCTACTGTTAACCCAGCAGCTAACGCAGGTTTGGTTGAAGGTATGAAAGGTCTGTTTAATCCTACAGACACAATCAGCCGTCAATTCAAGAATGGCATGATGGGTATGGGTGTATTGGGCTTTGAAGAAATCAACATGAGCCAATCTATCAAGCAACATACAACTGGTTCTTGGGGTACAACTATCACTGTAACTACAACTGTTGCTACTGAAGGTCAAGCTACTTTAGGTATTAGCTTTACTGGCTCTAGCAAGACTTGGAACGTAGGTGATGTATTCACAATCGCTAACGTATACGCTGTTAACCCACAAACCCGTGAGTCTACTGGTAGCTTGCAACAGTTCACTGTAACTGCTGCTGCGTCTGGTTCATCCACAGCTACTTTGTCTATTAGCCCAGCTATCTACACCTCTGCTAACGCTCTTGCAACTGTGGATTCATTCCCAGTAGCTACTGCTGCGGTAACGATGTTAGGTTCTTCTGCTACTCAGTACGCTCAAAACTTGGTTTACCACAAAGATGCGATTACTTTTGCAACCGCTGACTTGTTGTTGCCACAAGGTGTTGACATGGCTTCACGTCAAGTTCACAACGGTATCTCTATGCGTGTTGTACGTCAGTACGACATCAATAATGACCGTTTACCTTGCCGTATTGACGTTCTGTATGGCTTTAGCACGATTCGTCCAGCAATGGCTTGCCGTATCTGGGGTTAATCAAAATGCTCCCGCGCAAGCGGGGGCTTTTTAAACTTATTTTTTAAGGAAACATATCATGGCACTACCTAATGGCGCTGGCGGTTACCAATTTGGTGACGGCAATTTATCTGAAGTAGATTTAATAATTCAAGCTGCTCCTGTAGCTTTGACAACTGGCGTAACTTTGACTGCTGCTCAAGTAACAAACGGCATCATTCTTGGCAGCCCAGGTGCAAGCGCAGTTTCTTATCAACTCCCAACTTGTGCTGATTTGGATACGCTAGTTTCTAGCGCTAAAACAAATAGCTCATTTGATTTCTCAGTAATTAACGTAGATGGCAATACATCTGGTGTTATTACTTTGACAACAAATACTGGCTGGACTTTAGTTGGTCTGATGACTGTTGTTGCTACGGCTGGTACAGCCCAATCTTTCCGCGCTCGTAAAACAGGCGACGGTACTTGGACTCTCTACCGCATGGCTTAATGTAATACCCCGCCCTTCGGGGCGGGTTTTATAAAGGAAAAATTATGCCTAATACCAAACCTATTGGTGTAGCGTATGAAGATCAACAGTTAGACGGCGCTATCATCGGTAAATCTGGTGGTACTGCTGGCTTTTTTGGCACAAATCCTGTGACCAAAGGTGCTGCTTTGACTACTGCGCTAACATCTATTACTGCTACAGCCCCAGGTACGCCTGACTATGCTATTGCTAACCTTACAGTTACTACGCCGTATGGTTTTGCTTCAGCAGATGAAGGTCAAACTGTGTTGACAGTTATTGCAAATTTGCAAGCCCGCGTAAACCAATTAGAATCACGTTTACAAGCTTACGGTTTGTTAGCTTAATAAAATAGGGGGTTCGCCCCCTATCTAACTAAAAAAATTATGCCTATAATTTATTTAAAACATCCTATTCATGGCACTAAAGTTGCTACAATGGATGCCGAAGCAGAATACGACGAATCAAATGGTTGGACACGCTACGAATTGGACACGCAACCAGAAATCGTAGAAGAAATTGTAAAAGAAGTGATTGCGGCTCCTGTTAATACACTGGATGTAAAAAGACGTCGTAAAACTGCACAGTAAGGAGTTGTTATGGCCACTACAGCCGCCGATCAAATAAACGGAGCATTACGCTTAATCGGGATGCTTGCCGAAGGCGAAACACCTTCTGCGGCTACTGCCCAAGATTCCCTTAATGCTTTGAATCAAATGATTGATTCATGGAATATTGAGCGTCTGTCTGTCTTTTCTACCCAAGATCAAGTTTTTACTTGGACGCCTAATCAAATTCATAGAACGCTTGGCCCAACAGGTAACTTTGTTGGAAACCGCCCCATTCTATTGGATGATGCAACCTATTTTAAAGATCCAACCAACGGTATTTCGTTTGGTATTAAGATTATTAACCAACAGCAATATGACGGTATTGCGGTTAAAACGGTAACTTCCACTTATCCACAAGTAATTTGGATTAACATGGATTATCCTAATATTGATATGTACGTGTACCCAGTACCTACAAAAGCGTTGGAATGGCACTTTATTTCGGTTACTGAGTTAACTCAACCAGCTAGCCTTTCAACTACTTTGGCTTTCCCACCAGGCTATTTAAGATGCTTTAAATACAACTTAGCTTGCGAAATTGCTAACGAATTTGGTGTTGAACCGCCGCCTAATGTGGCTCGTATTGCGATGACTTCTAAACGCAACCTTAAACGGATCAATAATCCTGACGACATTATGGCGCTCCCTTACAGCATTGTCGCTACTCGTCAACGCTTTAATATCTTTGCTGGTAACTACTAGGATTAACTATGTCAAATGTAACCATATCTCAACTACCAGTAGCTACATCGGCAACCGGAGGGGATTTATTTCCTATTCAACAAGGTGCTACTACTAAACAATTAAGCAACGCCAATTTGTTTACTAATTCCGCTTTAATTACGCCCTTATTAGGCACGCCCCAATCAGGCTTATTAACTAATTGCACAGGTTTGCCTTTAACTACTGGCATTATAGGAACTCTACCTGTAGCCAATGGCGGCACAGGTATTACTAGCTTAGGCGCAGGCATTGCTACTTTTTTAGGCACACCGTCCTCTGCTAATTTAGCCGCCGCCGTAACAAATGAAACAGGTACAGGTTCTTTAGTATTTGCTACAAGTCCTACACTTGTTACCCCTGTTTTAGGTACACCCGCAAGCGGCGATTTAAGCAATTGCACAGGTAGCCCTACACTAACTAATTTAAAATATTCAGGTTTATTAGCTACTACGGCTGCTGCACCTACAGTTGCTTCTGCAACTACTATTGCGCCAACTAAGGCAATTACTTTTATTTCAGGTACAACTGCCATTGTAACAATTACTGCGCCTAGCCCTATTTCTACAGGTGGCGGGTCTATTACGCTTATTCCTACAGGTATTTTTACTTGGACAGCAGCAGGTAATATTGCTCTTGCAGGCACCGCAGTAGTTAGCAAAGCCTTGACGCTTGTGTATGATGTAACCACTGCCAAGTGGTATCCATCCTACACTGCATAAGGACGCAATATGCTCACCCCTATCTTAGGACAAGCTTATACGGCTCGGTCGGTTAACGCTGCGGACAACCGCATGATTAACTTATTTCCAGAAGCAATTCCCGAAGGTGGTCAAACAGGTGGTTTTCTTAACCGCGCCCCAGGGCTTCGTTTTTTAACTGCTGTTGGTACTGGCCCCATCCGCGGGCTTTGGACACACACAACGGCTGGTTTAGACGCTTATGTTGTGTCTGGCGATAGTTTTTATAAAGTCGATACTAATTTTAATGCTACTTTACTAGGCACTGTTAGCGGTACTGGCCCAGTATCTATTGCTGATAGCGGTACTCAGATATTTTTAGCGTGTAACCCAGATGCTTACGTTTATACCGAATCTACTAATACCTTTGTAAAAGTAACCGACCCTGATTTTGCAGGCGCAGCTACGGTTTGTTACATTGATGGTTACTTTGCTTTTAATCAGCCTAATAGCCAAATTATTTGGGTGACAGATATTCTTAACGGCACGGTTATTAATCCTTTAGCGTTTGGCGCCGCCGAAAGTTCTCCAGACAAAGTAGTAGCCGTAGTTAACAACAACCGTGAAGTCTGGGTGTTTGGTTCTGGCACTACTGAAGTTTGGTATGACGCAGCTACTACTCCTTTTCCATTAGCCCCTATTCAAGGCGCATACAACGAAATTGGTTGCGTTGCACCATTTTCAATTGCTAAGTTAGATAATAGTTTGTTTTGGCTTGGCGCTGATCCGCGTGGCTACGGTATTGTTTATCGTAATCAAGGCTATACAGGTAAACGTATATCTACCCACGCCGTAGAATACGCTATTCAACAATACGGTGATATTACAGACGCCGTAGCGTATACATATCAAGAAGAAGGCCATGCTTTTTACGTTTTAAATTTCCCAACAGCTAATAAAACTTGGGTTTATGATGTATCTACAAATGCTTGGCATGAACGGGCTAGTTGGTTTAACGGCTCATTTGCGCGTCATCGTGGTCAATGTCAAATGAATTTTGATAGCCAAACTATTGTTGGCGACTATGAAAATGGCAATTTATATGCTCTTGATTTAAACGTATACGCTGATAATGGCGATACGCAAAAATGGGTACGTTCATGGCGTCCGTTGCCACCTAATCAAAATAATCTTAAACGTACGGCTCAGCATACCCTTCAATTAGATTGTCAGTCTGGCGTAGGAATTAACACTAGTATTGTTGGTGATTCAACTGTAGCTTATTTTGTTGCAACGCAAGTTAATGTTTCTTACCCAGACAATGTTATTACTAATAGCGGTGATTATTTAGTCTTTTCAATGACTAATATTCCTAGCGGTGGTACTGAAACGGGGCAAGGCAACGATCCTCAAGTCATGCTTCGTTGGTCTGACGATGGAGGTCATACTTGGTCAAGTGAACATTGGATTTCAATGGGTAAAATTGGTGAATATGGTTATCGTGCTATTTGGCGCCGCCTTGGAATGACTACAAAGCTCCGTGACCGCATTTATGAAATTTCTGGTACTGACCCTAACAAAATCACTATTGTGGGCGCAGAGCTATTTTTAAGCGGTACAAATGCTTGATATAACCCTTCTTCCATCGGCTAAAGTACCGTTAATTTATTCCGATACTAACGGAATGACAACTGAATGGTATCGTTTTTTTTGGAATGTCTATGGGTTTACAGGAGATGCCACAGGCGCCGTACCAGTTAACAAAGGTGGTACAGGGTTAACAAGCATTGGTAACCACCAACTTATTATTGGTAATAGCGCGGGTGTTTTTGAGCGCACAGAATTAATTGGTAGCGGCATTACAATTACCTATGCGCCTGGCACAACTACATTAGCTATTGGCAACTCAGGTGTTACACCAGGTACTTATGGCTCGGCCTCGGCTGTCGGTCAGTTTACCGTAGATGCTAAAGGTACTTTAGTTTTTGCTCAAAACATAACAATTGCTATTAACGCTAATCAAATTACTAGCGGAACAATTGCCTCTGCTCGTATTTCTGGATCTTATACAGGTATTACAGGTGTTGGTACGTTAACTGCGGGCATTTGGAACGCAAACACTATTGATACAAACTACGGCGGTACCGGATTAACAAGTTTTACTTCAGGTGGCGCTTTATACGCTACTTCTACTTCTGTTCTTACAAGTGGCACCCTGCCTGTAACTGCTGGCGGTACAGGTCAATCTAGTTTTACTAATGGTCAATTGTTGATTGGTAACACTACAGGCAATACCCTTACTAAAGCTACTTTGACTGCTGGTACAGGTATCAGTATTACTAATGGTGCTGGCGCCATTACAATTACCAATTCTTCCCCATCACTAGGTGGAGATGTAGTTGGCCCTGCTTCCGCTACTGATAACGCTATAGCTAGATTTGACACCACTACAGGCAAATTAATACAAAACTCTGTAGTCACAATTGGTGATACAGGTGCAGCTACAGGTTTTACTACACTTTCTGCTTCTACTAGCGTTACAACACCTATTGTCCAAGCGTCAAATTCTGCTGGTTTAGCGCTTAAAAACGCAGGTGGAACAACTCAAATGAGCGTAGGCGCTGGCGGCGGCGATAATATGTCCATCAATGTTTCTACCAATTTAAACGGTACAAACGCTCAGATTGACATTAGCCCTACTGGTACAGGCCATGTCCATATAAAGCCTAGCGGTACAGGTGCAGTAGAAATAGCACCTACAAACGCTGGAACAATGAACAACATGGTTATTGGCGGCGCAACGCCTTTAGCTATTACAGGCACAACCATTACAGCTACAACTTTTAATGGATCTGGTTCAGGTCTTACTTCTATTCCTAACTCAGCGTTAACCAACAGCACTATCTCGGGCGTAGCCCTCGGCGGTAACTTGTTTAGCCTTACGGCTGGTACAGGCGTATCGTTTAGCGCTGGTACAACCTATAACGGTTCTACAGCTATTACTATTAACGCTACAGGTACGGGCGGTACGGTCACTAGCGTTACAGGTACGGCGCCGGTAAGTGTAGCCACAGGCACAACTACCCCCGTAATTAGCATGGCCGCAGCAAATACCACTACAAACGGCTATTTGACTTCTACCGATTGGAATACCTTTAATAATAAAGGTAGTGGATCAGTTACTAGCGTAGCCCAATCATTTACGGGTGGTTTAATTTCTGTAGCTGGGTCACCAATTACTACTTCAGGTACTTTAGCTTTAACCGTAGCGGGGACTTCTGGCGGTATTCCTTATTTTTCAAGTGCAACAACCTGGGCATCTTCAGCCGCTTTAACTCAATATGGCGTTATTTATGGCGGCGGTGCGGGCGCGGCGCCTGTTTCAACTGCTGCGGGTACAACAGGTCAAGTTCTTATTGCAACAACTAGCGGCGCCCCTACATGGGGTTCAATCCCAACTACCGCCGCTGTAACTTCATTAAATTTTGGTACTACTGGCTTTACTCCATCAACAGCAACAACAGGCGCAATTACCGTTGCTGGCACATTAGTTGCAGCCAATGGCGGTACAGGGCAATCTAGTTATGCTGTAGGCGATATTCTTTACGCTTCTACTACTACAGCTTTAAGCAAATTAGCTGACGTAGCTACAGGTAATGCCCTTATTTCTGGAGGCGTTGGTGTTGCCCCTAGTTATGGAAAAATTGGCCTTACAACGCATATTTCAGGTACTTTAGCAGTTGGAAATGGTGGCACAGGGCTAACTACTTTAACCGCTGGCTATATTCCTTACGGCAATGGCACAAGCGCATTTAGCTCTAGCTCTACGTTAACATATAGCGGGACTAGCTTAACTGCGGGGAATTTTTCTCCATCAAGTTCAACAGGGCCTATTAATGGAATGTTTTTACCAGCAGCAAATAATTTAGGCTTTAATAATAATAGTGGAGAAGCAGCAAGATTTGATGCTAATAGCAATTTTTTAATTGGTACAACTTCTGCAACTGGCTCGTCAACAAATTTGCGCGCAATTGTTGGAGGCTTATTAAAAACATCGAGTGGTTCAACTTCAACAGCAAATAATACTTTTACAACTATTTTTACTGCCCCGTCACTTAATAATGGCACTTATATAGTAAGCTGTAACTTACCCGCGGCGGATCCAACAAACTTTAGTGCAGTATCATTAGTAACCGTAGATGCCACAGTTTTGAGAGCAACAGCTTTACAAACAGCGGGGCTTTTAGCAATTCAAATAAGCGGGCAAGATATTCAAGCAAAACAACAAACAGGCACTACAGCTAATATTCTTTGGACTGTAACGCGTGTTTCTTAATTAAGGAAATAAGATGTCAACCCTAATACCAAAATTTGACTTTAAAAATGGCGGAAGCACTCCTGCTGGCGCTATTAATCGACCAATTAATGACAAACTATCAGACTTTGTTAGTGTAAAAGATTTTGGAGCCTTAGGCGACGGATCTACAGACGACACAGTTGCTATTCAAGCCGCTATAGATTATTTATCTCCTTTAGGTGGAACATTGTATTTTCCGCAAGGCGCGTACATTGTCAGCGATGCAAACGCCGATAATGCTTGTTTAGTTATTACTGCACCTATTCAAATTTTAGGTGCAGGCGCGTTTTATACAACTATTCAACCCGCAGCAAGCGTTGCTAGTACAGTAAACACAATTTTGGTAAACCCAAATACAGGGTATGACCAAACTTTAATGAGTTTTAGCAATATTTCGTTAGGAAATCTAAGCAACGGAACTAGAACAGGCAATCATGGTATTTATTGTTTAACTTTAAACGTAGGGCAATATTTGCCTAAATTTACCGTAGAAAATTGTAGTATTCAACAAGGCGGTGGATACGCTATCTATCACTTAAACGATAACGTCGATAACATAAACGGCGGTATGTATGCAGCGTATATTAACAATAATGCGTTAAAAGGTGGTATTAAATTAGAAAATAGTGGCGATAGCATTGTTATATCTAATAATGTACTTTCAGGGACAGGGACAGGTGTAGATGCCGCGTTAACATCGGGCGCATCGTTGCTATCAATTTTAGATAATAATATTACTACTACTAATTCCGCTATTATTATTCGTAGCGGTATACGCGTAAACATTTTGCGAAATAACATTGAACATTTTACGGTAGGTTCAAATAGTAATTCTGTAATAGATATTTTGTCAACGGGCGGTACTTATACTGCGGGTGTTATTCAACAAAATTTAGTATCTGCTTTTGGTTCTACTGATGCTACAAAGCTTATTAGTATTAATGAAGCACGCGGAACTTTAATTCAAGATAATACTTTTTTAGCTGGCTTTGGTGGAATTACAGCTATTACTATTAGTTCTACTTGTACTAGTTTAAGAATCGGTGCAAATGCTTATAACGCCGCTATAACTACAAAAGTTAACGATTCTGGTAATGGAACTATGGGTGTTGTAAAAACACCTACACTACTTAATAGTTGGGTAGCAAATTCTGTTTCCGAAACACCTACGTACTACAAAGATTTGTCAGGAACAGTAATTATTAATGGCTCAATAAAAAGTGGAACTACAACCTACGGAACAACAGTATTTCAACTTCCTGCTGGTTTTACACCCCCTACTGGAACAGCTATTGTTTCTTCACAATTTGCAAATAATGGATCAGGTAATGTACCTGGATATATCATTATTGATGATGCGGGGACTGTAGCTTTTGGACAAGGCGGAAATACTTTAATGTCTATTTCATCTAGCTTTTTAGCAAATAATGGCGCTAATTCTATTTCTCCTGAATAACTTAGATGACACTTAACGCAATTCAGCATAAAATGCTTAACAAATACCTAACTGGAGCTATCTATGGCCGTTAATCTTTCCCCTGTAGGCGGCGTAGCTGCTCAGTTTTTTGACAATAGCGGTCAGGTATTGACGGGCGGTCTGCTCTATACTTACCTAGCTGGTACAACTACACCTGCTACGACCTATACAACTTCTACTGGTCTTACCGCCCAGCCCAATCCAATCGTGCTTAACGCAGCCGGGCGCGTGCCTGATAGCGGTGAAGTTTGGCTATCTGATAATACTTTATATAAATTTGCGCTAAAAGACCAATATGGCGTACAGATTGCTACTTATGACAATATTAGCGGTATTAACTCTAATTTTGTATCGTATGGTACGCAAACGCAAACCATAACCGCAACGCAAGCGCAAACCGTATTTAGCTTAACTACTGTTACTTATACCCCTGCGGGCAATACTTTGTCTGTGTTTGTTAACGGCAGCAAACAAATTCTTACTACTAATTATGTTGAAACAAACTCTACTACTGTTACTTTTGTTTCAGGTTTAAATGTAGGTGATCTTGTTCAATTTACTACTATTGTGTCTAGTAATATAAACCCTACTAACGCAGGGACTACAGCACAAAGACCTGTTACAGGGCTTGTACCAGGCTTGCAATACTACGATACAACGCTTGGGATACCTATTTGGTATAACGGGACTGTTTGGAAAAATGCTGCTGGAACTACTGTTTAATATGCAATTAACTGCCATTACCGAACAAAAGGCCGCCACGTTTGACGTGGCTGTGCCTTTACGGGAAAAGGTAGAGCGTTTGCAAGAAACGCTATTGCAAATGCCACAAGCAGATGTGAAGTTTTTGCATGATTTTGAGCCTGGCAAGTATATTCGCACTATGATTGCCCCGCCTTGGTCGGTGATTGTTGGGGCTGAACACAAGACACCATACAAAGTTAGGCTTGAAAAAGGTACAATCGCAGTAAACATTGACGATGAAATTCATACGTTGACGGCGCCGCTAGAGTTTGACGCTCCCGCTGGCATTAAGCGTGTAGGACGCGTATTTGACGAAGAACTGGTTTGGGTAGATATTTACGATAACCTAGACGATTGCACTGATATTGAAGCAATTGAAGAACGGTTGTACATTATTCCTGAATGTGGGCTAATGTCTAACCCAGCAGCTTTAGAGCGTAGGAAACAACAAATTGATGCCGAACCATTAACTAATAGCGTTAAAATGCTTTTAGGCGATGGGTTTGGCTTTAGTAATAGGGAGAATTAATATGGCAGGCGGAATAACAGCAGCAGTCGTTGGGGGTGCAGCCATACTTGGCGGTGCCTATATGTCGTCAAGAGCGTCACAAAGCGCTGCTCAAACCCAAGCAGATGCCGCTAATAACGCTACCGCCGCCAATAGCGCCGCGTTAGAACGTCAAGCCGAGATGAGCTTACCGTATCGTACGGCAGGCGAAAAAGCGGTAAATCAACTATCTGAGATGACTCAGCCTGGCGGCGCAGCTACTAAAGAGTTTGCTTATGGGCCATTTGCTTATCAAGCTGACCCAGGTTACGCGTTTAGACTTAAAGAAGGCATGAACGCCATGAACGCTACGGCGGCGGCTAGAGGCGGTTTAATTTCTGGCAATGCCCTCAAAGCTGGTCAAATATACGGTCAAGAGATGGGTTCGCAAGAGTATGGTAATGCGTTTAACCGTTATTTAAGCAATTACAGCAACGCTCAAAACACGTTTCAATTAAACCGTAATAACTTGCTTGGGCCTCTACAGTTCTTATCTAGCCAAGGCCAAGCGTCTGCGGCCAACCAAGCCGCTAACGTAGGCAATATGGCGGCGTCTAACGCTGCATTGTCTACCGGCGCTGCCAATGCTCAAGCCGCGGGGCAGATTGGCTCTGCTAACGCTTACACTAACGCTATTGGTCAAGGCGTCGGCGCATATCAAATGAATCAGTTGATTAACCGATCTGCGTACAACAGCCCTACAAATACTAATATCCCTATGGCAACTGCTGAACAAGGCTACTACGGCCCTGGGTTAAATTATTAAGGAATAGCTATGCCAATTGATCCAAGTATCCCCCTCCAAGCCAAAGGCGTTCAATTACAAACCCCAATTAATCAATTGGGTATGATGAACGAAGCAATGAAATACAACGAAATGAATCGTTCTATTGATACGCAAAACAAATTGCGTGACCTTTATTCACAAGGTATTGATGTTGGTACGCCTGAAGGTTTTAAACAAGTTGCGGCGCTTGATCCTGCAACGGCGTTAAAACTTCGCGCGGATGCCTTACAAGGTCGTAAACTTGAAGGTGATATTAAAAAAACAGGTGTTGAAATTGACCAAAAAACTTTTGATTTAGTTAAACAAAAGATGTCTGATTTGGCATTTAACCCTTCAGATAACAACATTAAAGCGCATTTAGAAGATGGCATTTTGCGTAAAGAAGTAACGCCGCAACAAGCGCAAGCTACATGGCAAGCCGTATCTGCGTTGCCTTTAGACAAGCGAAGCGCTTATTTTACCGATTTAGGTATGAAAGCGGCTGAACGCGCACAAATACAAACTACACGCCGTGGTCAAGATATTAGCGCATCTACAGCTATACGTGGGCAAGATCTTACAAACGCTAGAGCGCTTGAAAATCAGGCGTTGCAGTACGGCCCAGACGTTGTGGCTAACACGGTCACGGACGCCGCAGGTAATGTAACTCAATTTAACCGTCAAGGCCAAGTTATTGGTAAGCCAGGTCAAGTTGGTAAGCCAAGCGCTACATACGAAAAAACGGCTGCGATGCAAAAACAAATGGGCCGAGATCTTGATTTGGCTATTACTGAAATTGGCAACGCCATTAAGCCAGGTGGTTTACTTGAGAAATCTACCGCCAGCGGTGCGGGTAAGCTTCGTGATGCGGCTGGTAATTTTATTGGTTACGCAACAGAAGGTTCAGTTGCAGCGGCTTCATTAAAACCAATTGCTGACTTAGGTCTTAAAATGGTACCGCGCTTTGAAGGCCCACAGTCTGATAAAGATACTGCGTCTTATAAAGAAGCTGCTGGTCAATTGGCAAACGAAAATTTACCTGTTGCTACAAGACGTGCGGCTGCTGAAACCGTTGTACGCTTAATGAAAGCTCGTAAAGGTCAGTTTGTTAATCAAACAATGGCAAACGAGGGTATTAACGCTGGTACACCTGCGTTGCCTGATGGCTTTACTCCAGATAAATAAGGGTCGTTATGGCACTTCAAACCGCTACTAATCCCCAAACAGGGGAGCGCCTTGCCTTAGTTGGTGATTCTTGGCAACCTATTACTCAATCAGCTACTAATAAAGAAGGTGTTAAAGCCTATTTAATTGGCGATAAATGGCTAACTGATACACCTGCTGAACCTGAAGCGCGTCAAAACGTTGGCGCTGAGCTACCCGCGTTTGCTAAAACTAGCCCTAACCTATATTCTGGTTTGGTAAAAACCCGTCAAATGCTTGGCCCTACTGCGGAAATGCTTGGCGGTGTTGGGGGTGGTGTGCTTGGCGCTCCTGGTGGCCCAGTTGGTGTTGTTGGCGGCTCTGCCCTTGGCTATGCTACAGCTAAAGAATTGCTCAATAAAGCTGACGTAGCCCTTGGATTAGCGCCTGCTGAAACAGGTGGTCAAGCTATGAGCCGCGCAGCGGGCAACGTCGCTGAAGGCGCTGCTTTTGAAGTAGCCGGCGGCGTGGTTGGTAAAGTGCTTAATAAGCTAGTAGACGCTGGTACGGCAGCGGTCGGTAAAGTTTTTGACCTCAACCAATTACCTAAACAATTGGCCGCTAAAGTAGTAAAAGAGTCATTTGAAACACCTCAAAACGTTGCTGCGGGGCGTAATGCGCTACAAGCAGCCGTTAAAGCTGGTGATAATGTAACGGCTCAACAAGCGCTTGCACAAGGCAAAGTAGTTGCGCCAGGCGCTCAGGCGCTAATACAAAAAGCACAGGCTAAAGTTGCACCGTCAATCCAAGCAACTAAAGATTTGGCTGATGAAGCTGCACGGATGTCTACCATTAAAGAAATTACGCCAGATCTTAAGTTAGGTATAGACACGCGTAGAGATGCCGCTAAGCCATTCTTTAAAGAAGCCGATGCAACTATTGTTCCAATTGATAAAGATTTATCCGATGTATTAGCTCGTATGCCTGAAGGCACTTTAACTGCTGCGGCTAAGATTGCCAAAATGGAAGGTCGCCCATTTGTAATGGGTAAGACTACAGCGCCGACAATGCAGCCTACTGGTGTGCTAGACGCAGCTGGTAATCCTGTAATGCGTGAGGTTGCAGGTAACACCGCTGAATTAACTGGTGAATCAATGCACTTTATTAAACGCGCGTTATCAGATGTTGCTTATGGGCCTGCTACTACAGACGCCGGTATTGATATGCAAAGAGCCGCGCAAAAACTTTTAAAAGATTACACCAAAGTATTTGAAACTAAAGTGCCTCCTTACGCTGAAGCCCGTAAAATATTCTCTGACTTATCTGCTCCAGTTAACCAAGCGCAAGTTCTTAAAGAAATGGCGTCTGTGTTGGAAAAACCAGGTGGCGGCGAGCGTATTGGCCCATTCCTTAATGTATTAGGTCGCGGCGAAACCGCCATGCTTAAACGGGCAGGCGGCAAAGGCGCTCCTCGTTTTGAGGCTTTAGATGAGGTATTAACACCTGAACAGTTACAAACTGTAATGGGTGTTGCAAAACAATTAGAAACAGATGCGTCTGTTGGCTTACAAATATCACAAGGGCAACAATACGCAACTGATTTATTGAAAAAGCATTTGGCTAGTTATAGACTGCCCAACATATTTAACGTAGTTGCAACTACAGCCAATAAAGTATTAGATACGCTTGGCGTTAAAGTGGGTGAAAAAACTATTCGCGAGATAACCAAGGCAAGCGAAAACGCCCAGTCGTTTGATGAGTTACTTGCGTTGTTGCCAGGGCAAGATCGTATAAAAGTTCTAAAAGCTATAAGTGACCCTGATACTTGGGCTAAAATCAACACCGTAGCAAAGAACCCCGCAACATCAAAAGCCTTAATGGGTGTTTCTGCCGATGTACCCCAAATGCCAGCAAATGCGCTTGCGTCCGAACAACCACAGAATGTAAACGCCCTTGCGAGGTAAATCATGGACTGGCAATACTTATTTAATATGGTAGCTGGTGCAGGTATGCTTGGCGTAGGCTGGTGGTGTCGCCAAATATGGGACTCGGTTCAGCTATTAAAAAAAGATGTTCAAAGTATTGAAGTAGCGCTACCAACAAATTATGTTCGCAAAGTAGATTTAGACGTTAAGTTTGATAAGTTAGAGGCTACTTTGCAACGTATTTTGGATAAGTTAGACCAAAAGGCAGATAAAGAATGAAAATGTATAAGTCAAAGACTATGTGGTTTTCTTTGGCAATGCTAGTGTTTGGTGCTGTAGAAATGTATTTTCCGTATTTAAGGGACAACATTGAGCCTAAATACTATGGCCCAATTTTTATGACCATTGGAGTTATCTGCGCTGTTTTGCGTTTTTACACTACTCAGCCTTTGGATGAAAAATGATCTACGCTCTATATTTAGTTCTTGTACCTTTAAGTCTATTCTTGACGCTTATTGCTGTTATCTTAGCGCCTGTACTGCCTGTGTTAGCTACCGCACAAGAGGGTTGGCTTGATAACCATGCTAAATGGGGCTATGGGCCACGTTTACCTACTTGGCTATCTTGGTTTCAAACGCCTGACAATTCGCTTGATGGCGACGCTACATTTGAACGCTTAAACGGTATTAGCTATTGGTCTAAAGTTAAATGGCTATGGCGTAATCCTTGTTACGCTTTTGCATTGCGTTATTTAAGTAACCCTTTTTATACTCAAGTGTCTGGCGACAAAACAATTAAGGACAATGACAATGCAAAAGCAGGCTGGTGTTTGGTTCACGCTAATGGACTATTTCAATTTACTCTTGTTGCCCCTATTGGCTATAGCCGTTGTATTTATATTAATTTGGGGTGGAATGTGCGTGGTTTGGTCGATGATAACGTCCAACCAAAGCCTGATCCGTATCAAGCCACATTCGTCTTTTCGCCAAGAATAAGCGGTTTTAGATAAAAAAAAATGATCTCCTATGCGCGAATTGGAATTTTGGTTGGTATTTTTATGGCTGGTCTGCTTTTGGGCTGGGGTTATGAGTATCGGAATTTGGTGGCCTACAAAGCAGAAATTGAAGCAATGGCTAAAATTCAGCAAGCCAAAAACGAATCTATCGTCAAGCAACAAACGCTAGTCAATAAAGGAATTGAAAATGAGTACCAAGCTAAGTTGTCTGCTCTTAAGTCTTATTATGGTGGGCTGCGCCACCCCGGTAGCAGTTCAATGTCCGGCGTTCCCCAATCCACCATCGGTATTGATGGAAAAGCCACCAACCTTGAACTTGCTTGCGCCTATACAACGCAGCAATTAGTGTCGCTTCAAGGGTGGGTGCAACAACAACTTGAAGTCAAATGAGTCCGAATTTACAAGCATTTCTTGATATGATTGCGGTGTCTGAAGGCACTGCGGGAAAGGGTGACGATGGTTATAATGTCATTGTTGGGGGCAGTTTATTTGAAAGCTATGATGACCATCCAAGAAAATTGGTATGGCTTCGTCCCGGCCTTGCGTCCACGGCGGCGGGCAGATACCAACTCTTAAAGCGGTATTACGATGCTTATAAGAAGCAGCTTAACTTACCCAATTTCAGCCCTCTATCCCAAGATTTGATTGCTATACAACAGATTCGTGAACGTGGCGCGTTGCAAGATATTGAAATGGGCTATATCAGCGTAGCCATTGATAAGGTTAAAAACATCTGGGCGTCCCTTCCTGGGGCTGGTTATGGTCAGCATGAAAACAAATTAGACAAATTAATTACATCATATAAAGATGCAGGTGGTACAGTAGCGTAACTAATTTGTCATAATTGCCTGATTTAATTGGCAAAAATCTCTGAGGTGAATATGCGGTATTCTAAAAAAGAAGATGATGCTTTTATAAAAATTTGGAAACAATTAGGCTCACCCACCTTAGTAGGAAAAGAACTAGGGGTAAACCCTAGAAGTGCTATGACTCGGCGTAGTAACATAGAAATACGCTATGGCATTAAGCTACCAACTTTCAACTCTCAACGAGATGAAAAAAAGCCCAAACAAAAAAAGATAGAGCTAGCCGCGCACAACGTCCGTAGAGGCATTGATGTTGATAAAGTCAAACACGTTATTGTGTTTTCAGACGCCCATTTTACCGATACGACCACCACGGCGTTTAAAGCCCTCTTGAAGATGATTAAAGAGTTTAAGCCACAGGTGATTATCTGCAACGGCGACGCCTTTGATGGGCAGGTTTTAAGCCGTTTCCCGTCAATTAATTATGATGCCAAGCCCACAGTTCTTGAAGAACTAAAAGCCTGCCGTTATCACTTAGATGAAATTGAAAAAGTAAGACCTGCTGGTTGCCGTCTAATATGGACGTTGGGAAACCACGATATGCGCTACGAGGCTTGGTTGGTTAACAAGGTGCCTGAATACAGCGGCGTAGATGGGTTTAGTCTTAAGTACCATTTTCCTAATTGGGAAACGTGTTGGAGCTTTTGGATAGGTGAAGAAACCGTAGTCAAGCACCGTTTTAAAGGTGGCCGCACGGCGGGTTATAGCAATTTGGTTGCAGCGGGGAACACGAACATCATTACGGGGCATACGCACGTTCTCTGTGTAAGTCCAATTAGTAATTACCAAGGCAACTTTTTTGGCGTCCAGACCGGTTGCTTGGCTGATCCTATGTCGCCCACTTTTGAGTATGTGGAAGATAACCCACTTGACTGGCGTTCAGGATTTGTCATGCTATCGTTTGACCAAGACAGAATGTTAATGCCAGAGCTTATTATGGTCAGCGATGAACAAAATGGTGAATACGAGTTTCGTGGCAAAATTCATGCAGTATGAAAGCATGATGGCATGAAATTAACACCCTATATCCTAGAATCCCTATACTTGTGTATGGCATCTTGTCACCCCATGCGGAACTGGGACTTGCCTGCGCCAGAGCTTATCCAGTTCAAGGTAACTAGGGAATCAGATGCCATGGCTACCTACCGCTACCAAGAAGATTTAGAGAAGCCTCATATCATTACCATTAGCCGTCTGCGTAATGAGCATTTTGATACCGTGCAACGCTCATTGGCTCACGAAATTTGTCACATGAGTTTTTGGAAAACAGATTACTGGGACAAGCATGGCAAAGCGTTTAAAATCCGTACGCGGCAGATTGCAAGAGAATTTGGGTGGGATAGCTTAGAGTTATGACGGGGCGTTAAGCCGACGTTGTAGGATGCAGTAATTGGGTAATTTTTCGGCTTTCTCGCCCATTTGTAACAACTGCCAAATACAGCCCTACTACTAATAAATGTGTAATTAACTACACATATTAGTACCTATATGTATAAATTGAGCCGTATTTTATACATATACGGCTCATAAATCTTCCTGCCCAACAATTTTATAAACTTGGTTGATTATGTTTAAGACGTGTTTAATGTCTTTAGGGCTTAATTGACCCATCAACTGCAAAATTTTTATCACCGCAACATCATTGTCTAATGGTTGAGGTTTTACTATAGTTTCAATCATTTGGTAGCGATCAAATAAGCGCCGTAATTGGCAAAACAATAACCTGAATACATACACGCCAAGCCCATATTTCCTTTAAATGCTTGTTCAATGGCTATGTAAGCGTATATCAGCCCTGTGACAATAATTAACCAACTACTCATTTGGCTCTATGTACTTTTCAAGCCGTAAAATTCGCTGCGTATCAAAACTGCATAGCGTTGAATAATACTCAGAATGAGTCTTGTTTTCTAAATAGCTACGTTTGGCGCTTTCTAGCTCTTTAATTGCTAGAGTCTTTGCTGATGGGGGATTGACTAATAACATCCAAAATCTTTTTAATGCGTTCATTTTGATTCCTTTTCGTGGTGCAGTCTTGACAAAACCATTTGCAAGTCAGACCGCCAGGGTTATTTACTACGCTGCCAGTTACATTATTCTTGCGTTGTTGGCAATTGCTGCAAATTCTTAAGGTCATCGTCCAAATATCGAGTCATAAATAGGTGTCATAGATGATGGATTATAGACGGGCGTGGTATATACCATTGGTGCTACAGGCGCCATTACGGTACCTAGGCTTTGACCTTGTGGGCCATAGACGTAGGTAGTATTGCCAGACTGCATGGCAGTGCCAGCAGATTGACCTTGTGGGCCATAAAAGTATTGCGTATTGCCTGATTGTTGAATTGTGCCTAGACTTTGCCCTTGAGCGCCGTATAAGTACGTTGTTTGAGCATTACAGCCTGTAATAGTAAATACATAGCCAACAACAAAGCCAGCAATAAAGATAAATATAGCTTTCATTTAATTCTCCTTGCAATTTCTCGTTCTATGTACCACTTTGCCTTGCGTAAATCCTCAATGGCGTCATGCTTCTCATCTGCCCGCCAAATGTACTTAACAGCGTTGCCAAGGCAAAAACTCATGTGTTCGGTGACCTGAATACATTCCACCCCTGACGGATGGCTTGTGTAGTGTTTTGGATGGTTTACAGCGTCATGTTGAGGATTGTTTGGTTCAAAATGGCTCATGGATTCTTTGCTTCCTTTAAAAGTTCAATACGCTCACGTGATACACGTAATACGTTGTAGCGTTGATGTAGACGTTGTAATACAGACGCTCGCTTCTCGCCAAAGCGTTCTTGTTCCAACATTCCCCAAATATCGGCTTCGGTCATATTACAAAGGACATCATTTAGTTGACGCCAACTTAGCTTGCTCATGCTCAATTCTCCTTTCTAATTCAGTAAGGGTTTTCCCTAACTTAATAACCGCACGTTCTGCGGCGTTATAAGTTCGGTGCCGAATAATGCTTTCAGCTTTTGCTGCTTTTAGCTTTGCTTTTAGTAGCTGTAATCGTTTCATCTATAACTTTCTGTTGTTGTACGATAACTTGTACAAGTTCTCTAATAATCGTAGCAAGATTGGTATGCGGAGCATATTCGTCAATATCACTAGCTAGTTTTAATGCTTTTTCAATTAATTTCATTTCAATTCCTCAATTGCTATGTCTGAAATAGCCCTCTTATCCTTTAAGGCGTCCCAAATCCTTTGGTCAATCGTTTTATTAGTTAACAAAAGGTAAACCCATACATCGTGTTTTTGACCGCTACGATGCAAGCGTCCTACTGTTTGCTCATACAACTCAAGGCTCCAAGGCAACGATACAAAGACCATCTTGCTACCGCCATGCTGAAGATTGAGGCCATGCCCTGCTGATTTAGGGTGAATCAATAGCAACTCAATCTTGCCATCGTTCCAACGCTCAATCGCTTTAGGATCATTGATAGTCTGCGCGTTGGGGTACCGACGCTTTAATTCTGCTAATTCTTCAACGTAGTTGTAAACAATAATCGTGTTGGCGCGTTGATTCTCTTGTAGCAACTCATCTAATAAATCAAACTTGTGGTGCGAAAACCACAAAGGTGTTTGCGTTACGTTCATGCGCCCTGGCGTATTAGACGGCGTAGTTTCAGTCTGATAAATAAAACCTGACGCCATTTGTTGTAGCTTTCCGGTCACAACGGCTGCGCTAACTGCCGTGATCTCTGTGTCTTTAAACTCAACAACATAATCTTTTTTCATCTTTTCGTATGGGGCGCGGTCTGTCAGATCGCAACTTAACTCGACAACATGGCATGGCGGCAACGTATCAGCGTATTCGCCAGCTTCTAAAACAAACGTAGCAGGCTTAATCTTTTCCATGACTTTTCCTAATGAGCCTACACGCGGCTCCCACTCGCCAAAGTCTTTATTAACTAGGACGAAATACTGTTGCATAAACGCGCCTTTGGCACGTCCTAATAAATTCTGATCGACAATTTTGCACTGACCAAAGACATCCTCTAAACCATTGCTAGTAAAGCTACCTGTCAAACCCCAACGAACTTTAAATGGGTCTAGCACTTTAGATAGCGCTTTAAATCGTGCGCCTGATGGGTTCTTTAGCCGTGTTAACTCGTCAAATACAATGCCATCAAAATCTAAAAATTGCTCTGATAACCATTGCAAACTGTCGTAGTTAACTACTACTACTTTGGACTTACTACGCAGCGCTTTAAGACGTTGGTCAGGTGTGCCTACAGCAACGCTTAGGGTTAACCCTGTAGCCCACTTGGGTTGTTCTACAGGCCATACATCCGTACAGACGCGCTTAGGGGCAAGAACAAGCCAACGCTTGACTAACCCCTGCTTGATGGCGTCTTGCATCGCTGTGAGCGTTATAGCCGTCTTGCCAGCGCCTACGGGCGCTAAGATCATGGCTCTGTCTTTCTCAAACAAAAAGTCAGCCGCCGTGTCTTGATAAGGGCGCAATTTCATACGTGGCTCATCCAAGTGTCAATATGGTCTTTAGTCCATAGGCAAGCGTAGTTTTGGTTAAGTTGTTTAAGATTACGGGCGTGGATGCCTTGTAGCGCAGACAACTTGCCCCCTTCGGTTTTTAGCTCAACGAACCACGTCTGCCCACCTGGTAAGCAAGCAATGCGGTCAGCTACCCCGCGTTGGTTAGGGGATCTGAACTTGTAGGTAATGCCCCCAAGGGACATTACAGCCCAGATAAAGTATTTTTCGATTTCAGTTTCTTTTGTCATGTGGTAAATATATCACAGTAAAAAAGTTTTGCACAACATTTATTTTTAGGGTATAGTGGAATCTCAGTCAACTAAAGTAAAGGAAACAAAATGAACGCTCCCGTCTTACATTCCCGTGTTGTTGGTGGTTCTACAGCCAAGCGGGTTATAGCTTGTCCTGGCTCAGTAGCCCTATGCGCGGCCATGCCACCTAAACCTTCTAGCAAATACGCTGACGAAGGCACCCTACTTCATAACGTCATGGATATTATTCTTTCTACAGGTCAAACGCCTGAATCCTGTTTTGGTATGAAGTATGGCGATATCAAACTAACTGATGAACTCATTAATGAAAAAGTTTACCCAGCACTGCGGGCATTAGATGAGATTGACCCTAATAAGGAAATGGAATATGCAACAGAAACGCGTGTTGGCTTCGGTGATTTTCTTCCTGATGTGTTTGGCAGCACCGATCTTCTTGGCCGTATTGGTAGACGAGCTTTCATCCTTGACTGGAAGTTTGGCTCAGGAGTTGCGGTTGATGCCGAAGAAAACGATCAACTTATGTTCTACGCAGCCGCAGCTATGCGAACCCCCGAAGTCCAATGGGTATTTGATGATTGTGACGAAATCGAGTGCATCATTGTCCAGCCGCCAAGTGTAAAGCGTTGGGTTACAACTACTAAACGCATTAAAGAATTTGAAACAGACCTCAAAGCAGCCGTCAAGATAGCATCTAAGCCTGATGCGCCTTTGTTTGCAGGTGAGCATTGTCGTTGGTGTGCTGCCAAGCCCACTTGTCCTTTAATGACAGGCGCAGTTGAACGCGCCCTACACGCTCAAATTGACATACTAGATGTAGCTCAAATAGCGAGCTACTTAAAAAAAGCCGATACGCTAGAGCAATGGATTGCTGATCTGCGTGGGTTAGCGCACCAAGTCTTAGAAGTAGGTAAACCTATCCCTGGTTACAAGTTAGTAGCTAAACGAGCTACCCGCCAATGGGTTGACGATGATGAAGCTTTGGTTGCCATGATGAATGAGGGTATACCCGAAGATGAGCTAATTGTTAGTAAAATAGTATCCCCTGCACAAGCAGAAAAAGTATTGAAAAAGCATGGCAAGCAATTGCCTGCCGATCAAGTAGTAGCAGTAAGCAGTGGCAGTACGATGGTTGAGGATTCTGATCCAAGACCAACAGTTTTACAAATCGGGCAGCAACTTACCGCAGCCCTCTCTAAACTTCAATAAGGAATCAATCATGTCTAATTTAACAACATTCTCCGGTGCAAATTTACCTTCAGTAAAGTCATTAGCAACTGCGTTGCGTACCATTGAAACTGATGTAGGCGCAGCAGGTACCGTCATTATTAAGATGGACAAAACAGGGCATTGGGTATTTGGTGCAGATCAGACCGAAATCGAAGATGCTTCCACATGGGCAGTTAATCCTTTCTCATTTGTTCACGGCTATATTGCGTGGGGCGATGGCGAAGTATTGGCTGAGAAAATGGTTAGCGTAAGCCAGCCATTGCCTGAACTTGAAGCAGCGCCTCCTGGTGCTAAAAAAGGTTGGGAAACTCAAGTTGGTATGTCTATCAAATGTCTTGATGGTGAAGATAAAGGCATGGAAGCCCGTTATACAACAACTTCGGTTGGCGGTAAAAAAGGCGTTCAAGCTTTAGCAGTTGCCATTGCTACGCAGGTAGAAAAAGACCAAGACAAACCAGTACCAGTAGTACAACTTGGTAAAGAGCATTACACCCATAAATCATACGGACGTATTTTTACCCCTGTTTTCAAAGTATTGGAATGGGTTGGTATGGATGGTGAAGCCCCAGCCGAAGAAGCGCCTGAAGCATTAGACGCGCCTGAAGCTGAAGCCGCGCCAGTGCGTCGCCGTCGTATAGGAGCTTAATATGTCTATCAAACTAGACCTTGTTATTGAAGAAGTGAATGGTGTTCTCATGGCATTAGGCAAAGCGCCTTATGAAATGGCTCAACCAATCATTGACAAAATCAAATCACAAGCTATCCCACAAGTGCAACCTGTTGCGCCTGCGGAAGCAGAAGTAGTAGCAGAGTAAAAAATAGGGGTGGTTGACATTATTCAGTTCTATGGCTCGCAGAGATTTCAGGACTAAGAAGGATACCGCCCCTACCCTATATGACAATACTTTATTTGGATTACGAAACGCGTAGCCGATGCGACTTACGCAGTCGCGGGGCTTATAACTACGCACGGGATCCTAGCACCGAGATTATCTGCATGGCGTATGCTTTTGATGACGAAGAAGTAGCTTTATGGGAACCTTTTGCAACCTTTCCACAGAAAATTATTGACCATATTCTTTCTGGTGGTCAGATCAGAGCGCATAACGCTGGCTTTGACCGTTTGATTACTGAATACGTTTTATGTCAAGACTTTGACGTTCCTACCCCTTATTTATCACAGTGGTATTGCACTGCTGCACAAGCACGGGCTAACTGCGCTCCAGGCTCATTAGAGGACGTTGGACGCTTTGCTAGTAGCAGTATGCGTAAAGACCATCGAGGCAATCAATTGATACGCCTGTTGTGTATCCCAAGGGCAGATGGTACATTTAATACAGACCCCACCTTGCTGGCAGAAATGGGTAACTACGCCCTACAAGATGTCAGAACCATGCGGGCGATCTCTAAAGCTATGAGGGAGTTATCTTCTGATGAGCTTATGGACTATCATGTCAACGAGCGCATCAATGATCGCGGCGTGTTATTAGACAAGCCACTAGCTGAGTCTGCGATTCGTTATGCAAGTCATGAGCTTGCAGAGATCGAGAATCTTGTATCTGAAATAACCCAAGGCGAAATTTCATCGGTGCGCTCACCTCGCATGAAAGAATGGGTACTTGCCCGTGTTGGCGATGATGCCAAAAAACTCATGGAGAATTACAAAGATGGTGATAAAAAGTATTCAATTGACAAAGCTGTTAGGGCGAACCTTCTCATCCTTGCCGAAGAAAACCCAGAGCAAATACCGCCGGAAGTTGCTGATGTTATCCAATGTGCGGACGACCTTTGGGCGTCGAGCGTTGCCAAATTTAATCGTTTAAAGGATTTAGCTGATGTCGAAGATGATCGAGTTAGAGGTGCTTTTGTATTTGCTGGCGGCAGCGCCACCGGGCGTGCTTCTAGCTATGGAGCGCAAGTCCATAACTTTACTCGCAGATGTGCCACCGATCCCGATGCCGTCAGACAAGCAATGGTTAGAGGCCACTCAATTGTCCCTGCCTTTGGACGACGAGTTACTGATGTCCTCAAAGGAATGTTACGACCTGCCCTTATACCCCAACGGGGAAAATCATTAGTTGTTGCTGATTGGGCGGGCATTGAAGCTAGGGTAAACCCTTGGCTATCTAATTGCCCTGCTGGCATTAAAAAATTAGAGTTGTTTGAGCATGGCGATGACATTTACAAAGTTAATGCAAGTGCAACATTCCACGTTCCTGTCGCTGATGTAAACAATGAGCAACGTCAGATTGGTAAAGTCCAAGAGTTAGCCTGTGGCTTTGCAGGTGGCATAGGAGCGTTCGCTGCAATGGGGCGCGCCTATGGCATTTTGTTACCTGAGCCTCAAGCCAAGCGAATGGTCGCAGCGTGGCGGATGGCTAATCCTTGGGCGGTTCCTTATTGGCAAGACCTTGAAGAAGCCTACACAAGAGCGATGCGAAACCCTAAACACGAATTTAGCGCAGGTAGGGTTTGTTATATGTACGATGGCTTGCATCTTTGGTATGCTCTACCTTCTGGGCGTGTACTTTGTTACCCGTTTGCAAGAACAGAAGCGGACGGAATAACGTACGCTAAGTCAGCGTGGAAACCCGCAGCAGACGCTAAAGAATGGCCTAGAGCAAGATTGTGGAAAGGATTGGCTTGTGAAAATATTACTCAAGCTGTTGCTAATGATTTACTGCGTCATTCTCTACGCAAGTTGGATGATGTTGTTCTTCATGTCCACGATGAAATCGTGGTTGAATGTTTAACTGAAAATATAGATAACGTGATCGCTAATATGCAAGATGTGATGTGTACGCCACCTGATTGGGCTAAGGGAATACCCCTAGGTGTAGAAATCCATTCAATGCAGCGTTACGGTAAATAAAAAAAACACCCCCTAGGTCTTTAGGCTAGGGGGTAACCCTCACGAAAGGTAGTCCATAAATGAACTTTGTAGAATATATCACCAATTTAGCCCCCGAGGGTGAAACCGCTTTAATTGTTAGGCAAAAACCACAATTAGATACCAATGGTATATATCAAACCCATGCCGATGGCACGATCAAATGCACTTGGCCTGCGTTCCTGCCTACTGCCAAGATTAAAAAAGATTGGGCTATTTATGGCAACACAGGCTCATTCATCTTAGATCGCTTTGCTGATGGCAAGGTGTCAGCGTCAGCAGCAAATTGTGAATACGTTTTGGTAATGATGTTAGATGACATCGGCACCAAGTCCAAAGAGCCACCGCTTGCGCCCACTTGGATTATGGAAACATCCGAGGGATCATACCAATGGGGCTATGCTTTTAAAGAGCAGCCTACCAAGGGTGACTTTACCGCAGCAATCAAAGCAATTGCCAAAGCAGGCTACACCGATCCAGGCGCTACTAATGCAGTGCGTAATTTTCGTTTGCCAGGATCTATAAACCTCAAACCTGGCCGTAATAACTTTGTATCAACATTGATACATTTCAAACCTGAGCTTGAATACAACCTTGAAGATATTTGCGCTGCTCTTGATGTAGTGCCTGACCCTGCCGATACTGCTACAAATGTAGCAATACGCTTAGCTGATACCGGTAAAGATTCAGTAGTGACGTGGCTCAACGAACAAGGCTTGATCATGTCGGCTGCCAATGGCGAGGGCTGGATGAGTATCGTTTGCCCTAACAACGCCGAGCATACTGATGGCAACATTGAAGGTAGGTATAAACCCTTAGACAGAAGTTATTGCTGCTTGCATGGTCATTGCGTAGAGTTTAGTTCGCAGATGTTTTTAGATTGGGTAGCGGATAATGGTGGCCCTGAAGTTGATCACGGCTTGCGTGATGAGTTGCTTGCAGAGAAAATGAACATGGCACTATCTAAATTAACCCCCAATGAAGTCTATCGTGACACTGCATCAGAATTGATTGCTGAAATAGAACGTAAAGAATTAGGACGTATTGAGAAAGCGGATTGGTATCAGCGCTTTGCTTACATCCAAGACGATGAATCTTATTTTGATATGCAAGATAGACGTGAAGTCAGCCGCCAGACGTTTAATGCTTTGTTTCGGCATATTCCATGCAAATCTATTCATACTGGACGCAAGGTAGAGGCATCAATCTGTTTTGATGAAAATCGTCAAATCATGGGTGCTAAGGCTTTAGTAGGTGTTACCTACGCAGCAGGTGAAGATGTCATTGTCAGTCGTGATGGCGATTTGTTTGGTAATCGCTGGCGTGATGCAAGACCGGAGCTATTAGGCGCAGGTAATGATATTTCTATGTGGATGAAGCATTGCCAAGAGTTAGTGCCTGAGCAAGCAGAGTTAGATCATATCTTTGATGTAATGGCTTTTAAAGTACAAAACCCTAAGATCAAAGTGAATCATGCAATCCTTCATGCAGGCGATGAGGGCAGCGGTAAAGATACATTTTGGGCGCCATTCATCTGGGCTGTCTGTGGCGATCATTTAAAGAACCGCGGCATCATGGATAACAACTCTGTTAATAGTCAATGGGGCTATCAATTAGAATCAGAAGTGTTGATCATCAACGAATTAAAAGAGCCTGACGCTGCAACGCGTCGGCAATTAGCTAACCAACTTAAACCTATCATTGCTGCGCCGCCTGAGATGTTGCCTATTAATCGTAAGGGCCTGCATCCTTACATGATGGCAAATAGACTGTTCGTGCTGGCGTTTAGTAATGACCCTGTACCTATTAGCCTGGCATCACAAGATCGTCGCTGGTTCTGTGTGTGGTCTACCGCACCAAGGATGAACAGCGATCAAGCTAAAAAGATTTGGGATTGGTATAGATCGGGAGGGTTTACCTGCATAGCAAAATGGCTTATGGCTAGGGATGTATCTAAGTTCAATCCTTCAGCGCCGCCGATGTGGACTGAGTTCAAAGCTAACTTAGTTGAGCATGGCATGAGCATGGCTGAGTCTTATTTAGTAGATTTGCTGCGTGAGCGTAGAGGTGAGTTTGCCAAAGGTGTGATCGGTTCACCGTTCCATTCATTATGTGATCGCCTTGCGGGTACAGCGCCATCTGGTGTCAAGGTGCCACAGGCTGCATTACTACACGCGCTTAAAGAAGCTGGATGGGTTGATAAGGGGCGTTTAAAATCACGCGACTATGATACTAAAAAGCACGTTTTTGCTTGTCCTGAAATGTCTGATCTAAGTAAATCAGAATTGCGCCGTATGGTTGAAGAAAATCCACAGCCTAAAATGGTTCTAGTGAAGTAAAAAATCAGAGCGTTGCCCTGCAAAAAACCAAAGCGTTTACCTGCAAAAATCGGGAGCGTTTGCCTGCAAGAATTAAAACAAAACCATAATGGGCGGGTCATACGCGCGGGCGCGTACGCGGGCGGGCGCATGGGCGCGCGGGTAGGTTAGCGCGGGCAATGGCGGCGGGCGTCAAATAGGGCGGCCAGAATAGCGCATAGCGGGCGATCGTGGCGTCGGCAATACTAAGCCAGCAACACAAGCGATCGCGCCGCCACCGGCCTATAATGGCCGCCAAATAATAGGCAATAAAAAACCCGACGCGTGGTCGGGTTGTGTAAGTGTAACGGATTATAGGTCAAATATTTCAGCGATTAAAAGAGCCAGCAGCAGCCCGCATATTACCGCGATCATACTAATTCGCTTTCAATGTAGGCCGGCACGCCGTTGTAGTGTTGGTAGATCAATGCTTGCTTAATTGCATCGGCGGCGCTCTTATGGCTGCTTATCAAAGCGTTATTTTGACTGTAAACGTGGTAGATTGTCATTGTTTCACCTTTACTATTCTAAATTCGTCGGCATCGTAGCGGCTTTCAATATCGCCGTTAAAATATGCCTCGGCCTCTTGATCTAAAAAATCGGCTAAATCGTCGCGTGCCTGATCGTACGAATCATATATAGTAGGTTCGCCGGTTTCGCCATCAGACCATGTATTTATCCAGCCGTCGCAAAGGGTAAAATGCTGAATTTCAAATTTAGCGTTGTTCATGGCTGCACCCCTTGATCTTGTGCAACGCTTAATAATTCATCGTCGGGTAAATCGTTTAGATATTCAAATTGGCTATTAAAAAAATAGCTTTCAATTTCTTTTAAATCGGTGTTGTCTGTCCATTGTTTAGCGATCTTTTCGGCTAAGTCATAGCGGGTGTTTATGTCTAATGTTTTCATTTTTATGGCCTTTCGATTGTGCCGCCCGTTTTACGGGCGAATGTTGTCGCGCTTGCGCGGTTAGTAAAGCGGCGATAAGCGTAAGATTCAACGCCGCCGAGATACGTTTTATAGATGACTGTAAACATTTTTACCCCCCTTATAAGTTCGCTAGTGCGTAGGTTTCGAGATCGTGCCAGCCTAAACTAACGGCCATATTCAATAGGCCATCAAGGTGCGCCGTAGCTGCGCCCAATGCTACCCAATCCGTCGCGTTGTAATCGTTAAGATTTAGGGCGCGGCGATCTTTTAGCGCGTAATCTATCGCGCTTTTTAAGTTCTTTTTACTAACTCTCATATTAAAATTCCTCGCTTGAAAATTTAGCTTTAGTTTGAAATTCGACGCTTTCAATTTGCCAATCAAGTTCCGGCAAATCGTCCCAATCGTATTCCTCGCTGCCCGTTGTAATTAAAGCAATAGCATCGGAGCCGCTTTTGGCCTCGATGTATAGTTCCTCGTAACTGGTGCGCCTAGCGATCACCCTATAAAGTTTAGACATGTTAAAACCCTCCGTTTAGATAAAAATACAAGGCGATCATGCCGCCGCCTAGAATTGCGCCCATGATGCACGCGCCCAATAGCTCAAGTTTTGTAGGTTGTGGCTGCTTATTCATGCTTTATTCTCCGGTTGCGTATAGGTTTGAATTACCAATAAAAGCGAAAACATAGCCGCGATCATTACCGCCGGCGGCATATTCACCGCGCCAGTCTAATTTTGCAGCCAGTTGCATAGCTGCTTTAGCGTGCGCCTGTTCTACATCTAGCGAATGATCGTAAGGAATTGTTAAGGAATTGCACGCGCTACTTGCTTTAGCTTTAATCCGCCCGCCTTTGGTGTTGGTTGGGCTTAGGTATTTGGTTTCGATATATTGCATTTTTAGCTCCATTCGTTTAGTAAGTGCCGGCGATCACGCCCGCCGGCTAGCGATCCACTACAAATACGTTAAGCGGCTGCCAATTCGTTAGCGGGCGCGGTTAGATCGCTTGTCAATTCAAGCGGGAAAAGTGCGCCAGTTGATCCGATAGAATCACGCAAGGGCATAACTACGCCGGCGAATCCATCGATGCAATTTAATAACACTAGACCGGCAGCATCGCCGTTATGATGTAAGCGTAGGCGGTTGCCCATGCGTAGCTTGCTGCCGGCTAATAAATTGCCGCACTTTTCGAACTGGTTTAAATAGTCAAGATTAAATCCAGCAGCCACACCGTTAGTGCCGGCGGTTTGAATACCATGCACAACGCGGCGGAAATCAGGGTATTTTGCGTCGCATGGCGCGAATTTAATCGTGGCGTTGCCGGTGTTTATTTCCCAATGCGTATCGCTAATTTGTGAAAATGTCAAAATGTCGCATTTTTTGGGTAAGTTCTCGATCACGTCGCGGGGGATAATAATCGAACCATTCCCGCGATTGTCCGGCGCGGCGTTTTGATATATGCCTAATTTATGCCCGTCGCAACCTACGGCGCGGCTAATTTGATCGTTAAATTCAATATAAACGCCATTCAAATAATAGCGGATATCTTTTTTAGCCGCGATCAATAGTATAGCGTCAAGGGTTGATTGTTTAATATGAAATTGGTTCATTTTGTAGCCTTTTCGTTTAGTTTAGTGGACTGTTTACCGGTCAAATTGCGCCGATATAAGTAGTGTAAAACAATCTTTTACAGTATGTCAAGTATTTAGCAAAAATAGTTTTGTGGATAGCGGGTGGATAGCTTGTGGACAATGTTAAAAGGGCTTAGATTGTCCACAATTGGCGGATACAATTCCCGATAGAATAGGGCTTAGGGCTATTTGTGGATATTGTGGACAATTATATTTAGTTATATAGCTAAAGGTTGTATATTTGTTGTATTTACGCCACGAATGTTATAAGCCAGCGATTTAAAATGCGCGTCCAAAGTGTCCACGTTGTCCACAAATTACCTGCTTTTTCGCGCCCGCCGCCAGTTCAAACCAAAATGGTTGTGGATAGTGTGGACAATCTTAAAACCCATAGCCCACAATGTCCACAAGTGTAAGGCCGCGCCCCGTGGACAATCCACAATGCCCACGCGCCCGCCAGCAAAAAGCAAAAAGGGAAAACGCCACGCGCCCGCCGCGCTATTCGCGCCCGCCCGCTAAGCCTTATTCTATATAGCTCTATGCAATTAATCGCCCGCTAAGCCTTATAGCTTGGGGCTACCTAGGGTTTACCCACCCCCCTAGGGC